CCCCCACCGCCGCTGCCTGTGTTGGCTGACCCTGCGGTCGGTGCAGCGGTTGACCCGTTCCCGCCTTGTCCAGCCCCAGCGCCACCTCCGACGCCGAAGTTTACGCCGTTGGCGCTACCGCCACCGCCGCCAGCCCAAGTGCCAACGCCCGTACCGCTGGTCGTCCCATCGGCGTAATCATTCGTTCCGTTGGCGCCACCAGTGCCGCCGCGTGGGTAGCCGCCCGAATACACGCCATCAGCGCCTACACCACCCTTGCCGCCACCGCCGCCACCCGCCGCCTTCCATGCCTCCACCGCATCTGTTGAAGCACCACCAGCGGAGCCTTCTCCTGCCGTTCCAGCGCCACCGTCAAACCCCGGGGCGCCACCAGCGCCACCACCTGAGCCGCCCGCTGCGCCGTCGGATGATGTCTGACCAGCACCCCCACCACCGCCACCCGTAGTAGCAAGCGTCGCCCCGCCGTTGATGGCAAATGAACTCACTGATCCGTTGCTCCCCAGCCACGGTGACCCGCCGCCACCAGCAACGCCGCCTGCGCCACCACCACCGATGGTGATTGTATGTTCAGCGTCCCCGAGGGTTTGAGATGTGAAAGCCTCAGCACCGCCAGCACCAGCACCGCCAGCCTCTTGGTTGTACCAACAGGAACCGCCGCCGCCAGCGCCAGATACGACCCAAACGTCGAACGCGAAACCAGAAGCGCCAGCAGTAATAGTGAACGTGCCTGAACCCGTCCAATGGAGGGACTTGAAACCAGCATATTCACGTTCGGTCGGTGAGCCAGTCGTCGTGTATTCCAACTCAGCCACCCCGAACAGGCCGCCATTCAACCAAGTAGAGACAGCCGTCGAAGGCCACCCCTTGGCGGCGTCGTGCCGTCCCCGCCAGTTAGATATGGCGGTAGACGGGTTGGTGCGATCCTGACGAAACATTTGCTAGGCGGTGATACGGTTGACGTACCCGTTTATCATTACCACATTCGCCGCAGCAGCAAACGCCTTGATGACAAGACCGTTCTGCAACAGCAGACCCGGACACACAAGCACCCATCCCGCCTCAGCGGTGATCGTTACTTCAGTCAGATCGTCTGGTGAGGCAACGCCACCGTACTCAATGGTCAGTTTCCTGTCGTCCGAATCGGTGTTGCAGGCGTACAGCCAAATCTCATCCAGATCCGACGTACCCGATACGGCAGTATGAATAGTGGTTCCCGCTGTTGCGGTGGGGACCACCTTGATGTTCCTGCCGTCTGCGGGTGTGCCCGATAGTTTGATCTTTGAGTATGTTGCCATGTTCTACTTTCCTTAGTTGAAGACAGTGTTGTTCAGAATCAGTTGAGCATCATTAGTAGTGATCGAAATAGCAGGTGTGTAACCGCCCGATGACACGATTGGTGCCGTGCCCGTCACCGCTGTCACGGCAGTCGTGATATCGGAGGTCAACGCGACCGTCCCGGCAGCGTCCGGCAGGGAGATTATCCGATCCGCTGTTGCCGGGATCGCACGAAGAAATGTCTCAAAGTCGGTTCCCAGATTGCCCTCATAACAGACTTCCTGTGTGGTTCCACCCAGATACACCTGATCCAAAAAGGATGCCACCTCCGTCACAGACAACGTGCCGCTGACTGTCGTGGCGGATCCCGACGTGGACAGCGTGGGGGTCTGCGTGGCCCAATCAACCACATCCGTGAAGTTGGCGTTCATCTGCGACGCAACAATGTTTGTCCCCGCCACGAACGCATTCGTAACCGCCAAAGCAGCCATCTACCGCAACCTCCGAGTCCTGTACATGCCGATAACTGACGTTATCCCCCACTTGCCCCGAGTAGACGGAGTGGGTGTAACACTAAACCTCAAACTAATAGCCTGCGCTGTCCCAATCGTGGGCCAACGACCGAACGCATACCGGTCAGATGTGCCCTCCGGCTGCCAGTCACTGTCATCCCATTCACTGGTTGCGGCATCCCACAACGCCGGACTGTCCAGCCCCTCTAGGGTCTTGGAGTACCCGGCGACCGACGTGCTAGGGTCATAGTCCTTGTAGACGTACATGGCGATGACGCAGTTGCTGTCCGACAGGACAACGGTGCGGGTCTTCCCCCACCGTTTCGGAAACGTCGGCCGGTTGCCGACAAACCACCCGGTGTGATAAAACGAGTTGATCTCACTGACGGCACCCACATAGTCGTCGTAGTCGTAGTTCTGATCCAACTTGGAGATGCGGTCGAACGAAGCAACAGTAGTGATGTTGGAGGTTACCGCAATCCCCAAATGGGTGTCCCCAGATGGACGGTACCCTAACAGCGACCGTGCGTTGATGTCATGCCGGGTCCACGACCCGGTGGGACCCAAAGATGGGTCCCACACAAACACGTTGCGGCGGTTATTCTGGCTGGACCCCGAAATGTTGTCGTCCGACTGGTAGTCCACTGACACCCACAGGCGCTCATCGAACCACATTATGGACGGTGGAGTATCCAGCGATAACGCTGGCTGCCCCACATCGTAGGTCATTGCCGGTCTGATTCGCTCAAACACCCACGCCACATTGTCATATGATACAATGTAGATACCGTCTTCCGCATACCAGAAGAACACTCCTGTTGTTGCCGCTACAGGCTGCGTTCCCTCCCGGCATCCGGCGGTACGGGTAAGGTTGCGCACCTCAAACGAGTCCCTGCTGAACCCGTAGACGGCATAGATGCTGTTCTGCTTGAATACCAGTAGACGGTCGGCGTCGGGAATAATGGCCGTTATGTGGTCGCCATCCTCACCGATGTCAATGTCGATGTAATCGGTGGCTGTCCAAGTCTCAGCGTCGTTTACTGCTGAGAACCTGACACGGTTCTTGTGCGCGGTGCCTGACTCCAGCGTGTAGGCGACCCACACGAACTCCGCCCATGCTGTTGTATAGCGGGCGCACGGGAAGTGTCCGGCCGAGCCGTCCACATCTGGAATGAGTGCCGTTGCCGTAGCGCCGTCCCATCTCAGAGCGGCAGCGGTGGTCACACCGGCGGCGTTGTGAAGCATCTGCCCGTTCACCACATATGTGTAGTCGTTGAACGTCACATGGCGGGGAGGCTGCGCCGTGTCGAAGTCCACAATATCGGCACCCACCTGAATAGGGCCGGTAAAGTTCCCCGTGGCGTCAGCATTGTAGAAGATCCGCGACTGGGTTGTAGCCGGATCCAACGCTGCGGCCAGAACCTGATTCGTGCCCGCCTCATAGTGGGTCATCAGGCTGATGATCTCGTTGTCCAACGCCGTAGCATTCACCTTCGCCACAGCATCCCGACGCCGCACCCCGCCACGCGGATCCACCTCAACATTCAACAACGCTGGAGACTCATTGTGCGCGATATTGAACTGATCGGCGCGCAGATTCAGACCACCAGTGAAGTCAGACTTCTCATCGTACCGGTATGCGTCCCCGCCCCGGGCTACCTTGGTGTCCGCCTGTAGAGGCACTTACAGTTCCCAAGAATAACGCAGCCTGCGGCCCAACGGTGACTGTGACATCCACCGTGACGCCCTGATGCTGTTCAACAGCAACGGTTGCGGGGCTGGGGAATCCTCAAATCGTGCCCGCAGATTATCCAACTCTTGGATGAACTGCGAATAGTACTGCTGCCCCATGGCGGCATCTTCCTGCTGCTGATACGCCCGATACAATGCGTACAACGCCAACACGTTGTCGAACGGCACCGGCAGATCCGGCGTGTTCGCATCAGCAATCGCAGTCCGATACACGGCAGTTATGCCACCGAACTCTACCGGATTACGATAGCCGCGAATAGAGATCGTCTGAACCTCGGAGGGCGTCGGATACAAACGGATCGTCTGATTAGTGATCCGGGCCGACGCGCTGGTACCACTGTTCCATGACGACCAGTACCACGGTCTACCGGTGCTATTGGAATCCAGCGGGTAGATGATGTCTGCGACATCGTAACCGATATATTCCAACACATGGTTGCCGGTCTTCATGGATGCGACTTCACGCACCCCGACATTCATCGGGGCCGCCGCCCCAGAGAAGGTTACAGCGTCATGGACAAAACTGAGATTTGTTCCCACCTCCGCCATCGTGTAATCCTTCTGCGACGCGACCGTATCGAACGTCACCGCAACCTCGTAGAACGGCCACCGCTTCTCCGAATACACAATGATGTCATACCCTTCACGGATGAAGGAGTTCATGGTCGCGTCAGAGATGTCGTTGACCGTTATATCCACCACATTACGAACATGGTCACGCATTGCGCTAAGTTGCACGAAACAGCCTTACGTCGTGTGAAAGACACACAGATCGCTGCCCGTAACGGGACGCCCCTTGCAGGGCGCCCCGCTGCGAGTCAGCGAACTACATTTGACCACTTCTGGAACGACAGGTTCGCCGCTTATCGGGTTGACTTGCTGGATGTTGCGGGAGAATCCCACGGTTTGAGGCCGTGGTGTCGAATCCCGAAACTTGTCGCCAGCGGGCTGCCCGTATGGGCGTGAGCCAGCCTTGTAAGCGTAAGCGAATCCTCGTCCCATCAGGATCAGGTAGCCGAGTGCATGAAGCCCTGACGTGCACGGTTGCTGCACGTCAACTGTCCATAGCAAAGCAACTGTGAGAACACAGCGTCCTGATTGGTGGGCCGCACGAACGGTGTCGGCTTGAACCAGACATCGCTATGAGCCACCAACTGTAGGTACTTGGTGTTCAGGAACACCATCTGACCAGAGGCACACGCGTCATCGAAGGTTACGGGTGCACCCTTGAACAGCAGGTTCTGGAACCCGCCGTCAGCCATATCGGTATCAGTGTACCGAATCTGACCAGTCAAGAGCGCCTCGTACTTCTCGTACAAAGTCTGCGTGGTGATTGCAATGGTCGGCTGGTCGTTACCAACCGAAATGGTGTTATAGATGTTAGCCATGCTGGCTATAGTGATTGCACCGCCCTGATTGACTTCAGTGGACTTCCACCAACTGTTGCCAGCGCCAAGCGGATCAATCCCACCAAGGCTCACGCCGGTACCACCGACAATGTTCCCTATACCGTTCCAGTCCTTGGCTCCGTTACCGGAACCGTCGGCCCAAAACATGGTGTTCATGCTTTCAATAACGGATTCCTGCGTCTGGAAAATCTTGCCTTCCAGCAGATCAATGATCTGTGCCTCACCGTTATTCTTGGCTTCCTCAATACCACTGATTGTTACCGTGGCCGCATACTGACCCCACGAATACTCAGCAGCCGAAATGCCTGTCTGAGCCGTGATGTCAATAGTATCCGTACCACTGTATGAACCAGCAGTTGAGTTTGTCCCATAAATAATCGGGACTACAATGTTCGC